TTGTATCTAAACGCAGATGGATGCAAACAACTCATAGACATGATAATGAGATTACCATTGCAAGACCTGCTGAAGGTGACTTGCTTTATATTCCATTCTCATCTAAGCTATTTCAGATCACTCATGTAGAGCATGAGATGCCTTTCTATCAGTTAGCTAATCTACCAACATATAAACTACGTTGTGAGCTCTTCGAATACAATGATGAAGATTTAGATACTGGTGTAGATGCTATAGATGATATAGAGCAAGACTATGCATATAAGTTTAATCTTGTACTGGATAGTGACACACAAGGATTCGAAGTTGGTGAAACAGTAAATCAAACATTAGCAGACGGAACTATAATGTCTGGTGAAGTAGCTTCCTGGAATAAAGATACTAACACATTAGGTGTTATACATGCAGGTGCTAATGATGGTAAGTTCCACAACTTCACTACAGGTATTCAAATAGTTGGTACAAAAGATCATGATGAGGGTCAAAATACCTTATTCTCTATTGCACTAGTTACAGCTGTGTCAGAAGATAATCAAATAGCTGCTAATGAACAAAACGAATACTTTGATACATTAACTGACTTCTTAGACTTTAGTGAATCGAACCCATTTGGAGATCCTAGCTAATGTTTGGTAATTATTTCTATCATGAACGAGTAAGACGCTCTGTTGCTATCTTTGGTAGAGTCTTTAATGATATCTATGTACTAAGAAAGAACTCTACAGGTGCTATTATTAGCACAGTAAAGGTTCCACTATCATATGCTCCTAAAGCTAAGTTCTTAGATCGTATTAGAGAGCAGGCTGACTTGGCTTCAGGCCAACGAGTAGCACTTAAGCTTCCTAGAATGTCTTTTGAGATTGTATCTTATACATATGATCCAACAAGACAGTTACAGAAGACTTCTAGTTTTATGCAGACAGGTTCTACTGCAGCACAAAGAGCTAAGATTAACACTTATGTACCATATAATATAACGTTTCAGTTAAACATATATGCTAAGACTCAGGATGATGCATTACAGATAGTAGAGCAAATTATGCCTTACTTTGCTCCACAGTATAATCTTACTATGGCTCCTATTAGCGCTTATCCAGATCTAAAAGAAGATGTACCTATCACTCTACAATCAGTTGACTTTGCTGATGACTTTGAAGGTGATGTTGCAACCAGAAGAACTATTATATATACTCTTACATTCGAAATGAAAGCAAATTTCTACGGACCTATTGCTGATAAGAATGTTATTACAAAGGCTATACCTAAGATTGATTTAGATGATATTGGTACTGCTGACAGTGACTACTTAACTATTACAATAACTCCTACACCTGCTGGTGTTAGTGCAGACAGTGATTATGGATTCTCGGAAGTATATAACTATGAGCTCGAATGATAATAAAGACAATGACTTTGAATATTCTAGACAGATCTATCATGACCTGCTAGCCAAAGGCTCTGAGGCTTTAGAAGATATGATGGAAGTAGCTCGTGCTACAGAACATCCAAGAGCGTTCGAAGTACTATCAGGTATGATGAAAAACGTAGGCGATATAAACGGCTCGTTAATGGATCTTCATAAGAAGAAACATGATATGGAAAAGAAAGAAGTTCCTGCTCTTCCAACAACTAATAATAATGTTTTTGTCGGATCAACTACTGATCTGCAACGTATGTTGATGAAAGATGTGGAAGCAATAGAACACGAAGATGAATGATACATATTTAGGTAACCCTAATGTAAAACGTGACGGAGTAACTACACAGTTCAATGTATTCGAAGTAGAAGAATACAAGAAGTGTATGAAAGATCCTTCTTACTTTGCATCAAAATTCTGTAAAATTATTCACCTTGACAAAGGGTTGGTTAACTTTGAGCTCTATGACTATCAGAGTAAGATGTTTGAACACTTTACTAATGAACGTTTCTCTATTGTTTTAGCTTGTAGACAGTCTGGTAAATCTATATCATCTGTTGCTTATATACTTTGGTTTGCTGTATTTCATCCTGAGAAGGTTGTTGCTATCTTAGCTAACAAAGGTTCTACATCTATGGAGATGCTTGGTAGAGTTATTCTTATGTTAGAGAATCTACCGTTCTATCTACAACCAGGATGTAAATCTCTCAATAAGAAATCAATAGAGTTTAGTAATAACTCTCGTATCGTTGCTGCAGCTACTTCAGGATCATCTATCCGTGGTATGTCTGTTAACCTTCTATACTTAGACGAGTTTGCGTTCGTTGATGATGCTGCTACATTCTATACATCCACATATCCAGTTATTTCATCTGGTACTAATACTAAAGTTATTATTACATCTACTGCTAATGGTGTTGGTAATATGTTTCATAAGCTTTGGGAAGGTGCTGTACAAGGTACAAACGACTATATACCTTTCAGAGTTGATTGGTGGGATGTTCCAGGTCGTGATGAAGAATGGAAACAACAGACTATATCTAACACCTCTCTCTTACAATTTGATCAAGAGTTTGGTAATACCTTCTTTGGCACTGGAGACACACTCATAGACGGCTCTATCCTTATGGAGCTTAGGGCTAAAGATCCTATTAAAGTACTAGAGGGTGGAAACCTCTTAGTATATAAAGAACCTGAGAAAGATCATAATTATATTTGTACTGTTGATGTTGCAAAGGGCGTTGGAGGAGACTATAGTACATTTAATATTATAGACGTATCTGTATCACCATTTGAGCAGGTATGTGTATATAAGAACAATCGTATATCTCCGTTACTCTTTCCTAATATCATATATAAGTACTGTTTTAATTATAACGAAGCTTATGTTGTAGTAGAGAATAATGATCAAGGTACAATTGTATGTAACGGACTGTATCATGAATTAGAGTATGAGAATCTACATCTAGAGTCTGCTTTGAAAGCAAATGGACTAGGTGTTATGATGAATAAGAAAGTTAAACGTCTAGGTTGTTCTACAATCAAAGATATAGTAGAGAGTAGAAAGCTTACTATACACGATCAAGATACTATCATTGAGATGTCTACATTCGTTGCTAAAGGGCAGTCATATGAAGCATCTGATGGTAATCATGATGATCTAATGATGAATCTAGTAATGTTTGGATACTTTACTCTTGGTGATAGGTTTATGGATATGACAGACATATCTATGAAAGAAATGATGTTTAAACAAAGAATGAGTGAAATAGAGAATGATATCCTTGATTGGGGTTATCATGATGACGGTTTAGCTGATACTCCTGAGCCAGAACCAGACGATCCATGGAATATCGGTAAAGGTAAGCCATGGGTAGAGGAATATTACTGAGAATAAAAAGATTATAAATAACGGTAATTGAACATCCTTATCATGACATCTTATCATTAACTCAAAAGGAAAAGAGAAATGGCAGCATTTAGCCCATCCGAATCTCCTGCAGTAACAGTAAAAGAAATAGATCTTTCGGGATTCGTTCCAAATGTCCAATCTACTACTGGTGCCTTTGTAGGAAACTTTCGCTGGGGTCCCGTCAATAAAGCTATACTGGTCGACTCAGAAGCCACGCTAGCAGAGAAGTTTGGATCCCCAACAACAACAGGCGCTGTAGACTTCTTGTCAGCAGTGCAATTCTTAAGATATTCTTCTGCTATGTTTGTTGTACGTCAAGTACCATCATCAGCAAAAAATGCGACATCCGGTTCAGTTGTTACTAACGTTAACAACGAAGATCACTGGGATGAAGTAAAGGGCTCATTTGGAGCAGATTCAGCCGAAACAAATGTCGGAGCTTGGATTGCTAAATGGGCTGGAACATTAGGTAGCTCACTTAAAGTGGATATATGTTCTGCAGCAGGCTTCGCGGCATGGGCATACAAAGGAGAGTTCGACGCAGCTCCAGGAACATCAGCATATGCATCTGCACGAGGCGGATCAGCTGATGAGGTTCACGTAGTAGTAGTAGACGAAGACGGTCAAATTTCTGGTACAGTTGGTGCTGTTCTAGAAAGATATGCTTTCTTATCTCTAGCATCTGATGCTAAAGCAGCAGACGGCACTAACAACTATGCATACGATGTTATTAATTCTAAATCAGAATATGTATGGCTAGCTATGTGGGACGACCAATTAAGTACACTTACTAATGCAGGTACAGCAGCTGCTAGTACAGCGTTCGGTAACCCAAGTGCAGCGATTTCTACTGCATTAACTGGCGGAGTAGATGCAGCAGCTAATTTAAGTACATCAGAAGTAGCGCTAGGATTTGATCTTTTCCAAGATACAGATACAATTCAAGTTGACTTCTTAATTGCACCAGGTATGCCAACAGGCTCTGATCAAGTAACAGTAGTTAATAATCTAGCTGGTATTGCTAGCCTACAACGAAAAGATTGTATTGTAGTAACTTCTCCAGATCGAGCAGCAGTAGTTAATAACTCATCAGCAGTTGATGATACAGTAACAACAGTAAGCTCATTTAACAGCTCATCATACCTTGTTGTAGATAATAACTATTTAAAAGTATATGATAAGTATAACGATCAATATGTGTTTATTCCAGCTGCATCAACAAC